AACTACTTCTCTTTTGACCCAAGTCTTACGCTTCAACTAGCATCTCCATCTTCTTCTTGCTTGTCTTAGTCTTGAGTTGGGGTCTTTAGCGGCTTTTGGAAATCGTTTCATTTGACCTGCTGATCTTGCACAATAAGATTTTCTTCTTGCTTTCTCTCTTTTTGTAAGTCCACTCTTTTTAGTTACAGCAGTTTTTAGTTTTGATCCGGGATTTTCTCTTCGGTATCTAGCAACACCAGCTTTAGTCATACCCGCACCAGACTTAGTTGATCTGTAATATTTCTTTGTTCTTGGTGGTTGTTTATCTCTTTTTCTCATTGTTCAATCTTTAATATTTTTTTTTGACCCATGTATATTTCAGTAACAGCATTTACTTTTTTACATTCAAATCTAACTGATTGTGGATTTACTTCACGAATAGCAACACGCTTTGACTTCAAACATTTACTTAAACTTTCTTTATATGTATGCTCAACCATATCGTTATTCAGATACATTATCAGAGCTATAACCATTTCCATTTTCTCTTACCTTATCCTTTAATTTTTCTACATCTGCACGAAGTCTATCAATATCTTTTATCATTCTTTGTATATTAACTCCATTGTGCATCATCTCATCAACTCTTGTTATGGTCTTTTCCAAATCAGAGGCAAGAGATTCTTGAATTAAAAATTGTTCTTGGTCGATTGGTTTTTGATCTGAAGCCTTGAGTAAATCATTAAGCATTAACTCACGACTTGTTTCTAATGAAGTCAATCTACCTGTTAATTCTGTATAACCAATTACGCCAGCAATAACACCAGCTACGATAGCCAACATATTTTTGATTGGCATACTTACTGAAGTGCTTTCGCTAATCTTCATTACCAGATAATTGCAACTATAATTGCAGCTATAACAATACCAGCAACCACTTTATGATCGGTCCAGTAATGTTTTATTGTTTCAATAATCTTTTCCATAACATAACCTCCAAGCTCTGATATATCATTTTCCTTGTGAATTGTAAGCCTTAAAAGATCGCTTCTTATGCTTATTCATACTGCTCATTTTAGGTCTACGACCTATGCTAGTTTTTTTTGGTATTCTTTCGTGTTCTAGCTTTTCGAGATTGAACTTTTTTTT